TGATGCTACTCAGGGTTACTGTAGGGGTGGCTACTAAAAAGTGTCACACAGGAGGACTGCGAAGGCATCCGTCAGTGCGCACTTGCCATCAATCCGCTGGATGGCTCTCACTCCGACCTGATCATTGGCGGCATACAGTTCGCTCAAGGTGATGAGCTCAAGGTCCTGTCTGTCGGCGATGTGGTAGAAAGAGAAGTCTCCACCAAGGATGACCTTCTTGGCCGAAGCCGGTGCATCCATGTTGGCGCTGTCGATGATAATCGGCATACCCCAGATGGAGTCGAGAGGCTTGCTCTGGTCAAAGATGTACTTGCTGTCATCCTTCAAGCCCTGGATGTAAGTGCGTGTGGCCACGTTCATGACAAGCTTGGATTCCGGATAATCAGCCAGCTTCTCAAGGAAGGCCTTGAGCTCTGCCCAGGTGAAGGAAGCAGAACCGGCAGAAGACTCAACAACACGAGCGGATACTGCCGATACGGTCGGAATCAGACCAGTCATGTGACTGTTAGCGCTTCCGGTGCCGTTGAGAATCTCATCGTCCTCAAACTTGGCGAAGCCCTTGGCAATTGCACCAGTGATGTACTCGATGAAGTTGACAGCAGGATCTGCCACAGCTTCTCTGCTGATCTTGACGAGAGCGGCCAGCTTATAGGCGCTCAAGGTGACAGGAGTCAGAGACGGAGTGCTGTCGCTGATAGAGCCAGCTTCTGCGACATATGCAACGGTAACACCATCGCCCTCAACTGCGAAGCTGTAGGAACCAGTGGCAGGATGCACAGTGCAGAATGGTCTGTACTTGCCGTACTTCTCCTTCTTCATCTGGATCTGAGAGGCGACTTCGGTCGGAACCAGAGAGGTGTAGGTGTTCCCTACAGCGATGGCTTCCATGACCTTCTTAGCCCATGCCTTGGCCTCGGTCATCTCGACATGTTCCATGCCTTCGTCAACCTTGCCAGGATTCTCTTCCTTCTCCAGCTTGACGAGCTGTCCCTCAAGGGTGCTCTCCAGTTCCATCGCCTTCTTGTAGGCCAAGAGGTTCTCGTCAGTGTTCTCTGCGAGTACCTTCTCCAGCGCCTCGGAGCTTTTCGCTTTCGCTTCTTCGATGGCTTTCAATAATTTGTCTTTTTTCATTTGTTTCTCCTCAAAAGATTATTAAGACGCAGTTCTCGGACCACATCAGCTCTCAGACGCTTGGACGCTTCCAAGTCTTCCGACTTACCCACTGGCTCGCCTTCTTCTTCCTGCTTCTTGCCTTCCGGCTCCTGCTGTCCTTCTTCGGTCTTGGGCTCTGCATAGACCTCACCCGCCGGGGTGAGCACAAAGTCCAAGTAACGCACCAATTCGTAGGTGGCTGTCACCACCAAGCCATTGGCGTCAGTCTCGCCCCAGCCGACGGAAGACACCCCGATGGGGATGCCATAACTCATCAGCTTCTGGAGCTGTGCTTCGTAGTTCGCATCCAGGATAATGATATCCACCCAGAGCTCGGTTATACCGGCAGGGTTAACCACCTTCCGTGGATTCTTGGCAATCGCCTTGACTGCCTCATATTCGCTGAACGCATCGGCATTGTGGCCATCGTAAGCAACGGTAGTCTTGTTCTCTCCGATGATCTTATCTGCCAAGGATTCCGGGTAGATGCGCCCGTTAAGATTCAAGACACCCAGTCTCCAGATGGGAGCTTCCCATCCGCCTGCTGCGCCTTTCTCTTCCTGGAGTCTGCTCTCCGGCATCTTGGTCAGTGTGACTCTTTCGATGCAATCCTTAAAAAGCTTTTTCATTTTCTCCTCACTTCCCTGGTGCCACATAGCACCCACAGTGTGTGTGCCAAGGTGGATGCTTGAGCGACTTGCTTATCACTCTCACATTGCCCTCGCCATCTTCTACCGATGAGCCCTTGGCCAATACTGTGCCATTGACCTCAACGACTCTCCCATCTATGCTCCTGCAGAACTCGCAGGCGTCTCCGCTTGCGACCACGTGCATGTAAGTCACTCCGAGCGCTGCGAACAGGAAAACACTAAAAGCATTGCCTGAGCGCTTGCTCTCTTCCTCAGACTCGTTAGCTGGCACTACATCGACCCAGTGGTCTGCCAGATCCGATACTGCTGTGCCTAGCTTATCCGACTCGACGCCGGAGAGAGCCTTCTCTGTATCAACTGCTCGGAAGTTCGCATGACGGTCAGAAGCCGCCAAGGCATACTTGGCAGCATAAGCGTTGTACTTGTCCTCCGGCACTTCCTCGCCAGTAGCAACAGCTCTCTGAGTAGCTGGTACCATCTTGGCCATGATGCTCTGGAAGATGGCAACATACTCTTGGCCAAGGTCGTTGGCGACTTTCTTGGAGGCCTGCTTGAACTCGGTAACAATCGCATCGGCTGTCTTGCCATCGGCCACCATCTGCTTGAGTAGGTCTATCTCCTGCTTGAGCTGGCGCCGTATCATGCGCTCTATCTGTGCCCGTCCGCTCTTGGTGGCTTCCATGAAAGCCTCGCCGAAAAGCTTGTCACGGAGCTGTCGCTCCGTCAGGCTCTGCTCAGGCTTATGCGATTCAAAGCCACCTGAGCTTGGCTGATACTTGACCGCCTTCTCCAAGGTTTGAAAGTTCATCGGGAAGAAGTGTGCATCACCGTTAGGCACAGGATCTTGGTCTTCCAGTTCCCTGCACTCGTTAATGGACATTGTCCCATTCTGAATCATCTGGGTGTAGAATGACGCTCGTGCTGCACTGTCACCCCGCATCAGACCATCAAGCTTGAACTTGATGTACTCGCCGTCCTTGGTGGACAGCACTCTATCAAGCGCCGCTTCCCAGCTGATGATCCGTGGCTGGATGCAGTTCTGCACAAGCTGTGTGCCCTGCTGTTCGGAGTTGGCGTAGGTTGCTTTTGTAAGGTCGCCCGCAAAGAAGGGCGGACAGCCGAAGCGCCTGCAGACTTCCAGCACCGTCCACTCCTGAGCTTGGCTCAGCTTGGAGCTGTCATTCTCTGTCAGTCTGATTGGCTCATACTTGATGCCCTCTTCCAGGACAATGGTGCGGTAGGCGTTAGCGCTTCCTGCATACTCGCCTTGGAAGGATGCCTTGATAGCATCCTTGGCGGCCTTCTCCGTGTTCTTAGGCACAGTGACGACACCGCCAATGGTGGTGCCTTTCTTGTAGTAGTTGGTCTGCAGTTCCTTGCTGGAGGTAGACACGTCGAGGTCATTCTCCGCATAGGTCAGTGGCATGGCGTGCTCTTTCCAGCCAGTCGGCGTGTTGTGAATAACGAGCATCTGCTCATAAGGTATCCACTCACCGGTGGGATTATAGACATAGCCTAGCCTGCCATCCTTCCATCTGGAGGTAATGGAAGTCGGGCTAATTGGATACATGTTAAGCACGTGCCCAGTCTGACTCATATCCAGCTTGGCATAGGCTACGCCATAAAGTTCGTAATTGAACGCCATCACGAAGCGCCACTGCCATGCGGTCATGTAGACGCAAGGTTCTCCCAGCAGGATGGCACCAGGAGACGAGCGCATCAGGATACGACCTTTGCCAGTATTCTGATACTGATGGACAGGTAGGCTCGCCACAGTGCGGCACAGGTTCATCAAACAGCACCAGAAAGCGCTGTTGCTTAATGCCTTGCTTATACCATAAAACTGACCGCCAGACCCAGCCATCAACTTGTAAACAATATCAATCGGCTGTCCGGCGGACTCGTGAATCTTTTTCTTGAATAGTCCCATGTCACCCCCTCATGAGATGCCATGTCTTAGATGAACATGATCATCGACTTGACATCCTCAGCGGTCATGCCCTTAGGTTCCTGCTCTATTGCAGTACTAAAGGCCATAATGGATGCTATCACACCATCAATCCGGGAAGCGCTTCTCTGTATTTTCGGCTTCACTAGCTTCACGTTGCCATTGGTATCGCTCCAGCTTTCAGCGCATGACATCATCCAAGTCATCACAGGATTACCACCAGAGCATAGGCCTCCGGTCAGATACTGCCTCTCGTATGCCTGTATTGGTCCTGAGAACTTCTGCATACTCTGGCTGAACTCGACAGTAATCTCCGAGAACCACGCAGGCATCAGGCGCACCAATTCGTTAAGCCTCCACCGGTCTGCAGCAATAAGCCGGAGGTCATACTTGGCTCGGAAGTCTTCAAGCCATGAACCAAGCACCGTGTAGTCAATCACATCGCCCGGGGTAGCCGAGACGAGGCCGTCATGAACCCACTGGCGGAGCGGGACGAGCAACATGCGCTCAAGCTCCACGACCTTGTTCCCCGGCACCCAGAAGTGATACAGCTGTTCGTGCCTCTCGCCATCAGGGAAGTCTGCACAGAAGGCGGCGAAGTCAGAGACGGAGGCAAGGTCCAGTCCTCCGTAGCATCGTTGGCCAGTCTTGTCTCCAATCTTCCCACAGCACTTGTCCAGCCACACTCTGGTATTGCACCAGCGCTGAAGACTATAAACCCAAACGTTTAAGTTCTTGGTCTTGAAGTCCACCATGTCAGGCGCCGAAGGTGCACATACTTCATACCGTGAACGCATCAGATCAGGCAGAACCGAGACACCCCAGTTCGGATTGGCCTTCTGCCACACCTTCTCATCGTCCACGCTGTCGCCTTCCTCGCACTCATAGATTGACACCCAGTAGCGCTCAGCCTCGGCATTGCCTGCCAGTATTGACTTGCATTTCTTGTACTCTTCATGGCACACCCCGCCTAGGCTCGTTCCTGCCGTGGTGATGATAAGCGTCAGGGCTTCCGGATCTGAAACATTACCTGAGAGGAAGCTGTCCCTCAGTTCGTTGGTCTTGGCTTGATGATATTCGTCCAAGAGGACTCCGTGCGGAAGCTTGCCGTCCTTCGGCTGGCTTGAGATGGCACGCACCTCACAGCCTGAGTACTTGATGCGCTTGTAGTGCATCGAGTTTGATATCTCAACTCCATCATGGCCAGCAAGTTCAAGAGATGCTGCAGCTCGCTCGAAGGTCTCGGCGGCTTGCTCCAGAGAGTTGGCTCCATTGTAGCAAATGACTCCAGGATAACCATCACCGAAGGCGAGGTAATCAAGGATGGCTCCGGCCATTGTAGACTTGCCATTCTTCCGAGCCACTTGCAGATAACCCTGCAGATACTTGCGCAAGCCAGTCACCCTGTCTACCCATCCGAATAGATCCATGATGTCAAAGACTTGCCAAGGTTGTAGGTTCAGAGGCTTGCCTCTCTTCTCTCCGAGAGGGAAGCGCAGATTGGCTGCCATCCACAAGAGAGGCTTCACGGCCTTGTTGATATCGAAGGTCCACCGGCCACTGGTCTCCATCTTGAGAGCCTCGAAGCGCATCACCTTCTCACGCTCCGCCAAGCTGGTCAGCCGTGCCCTGGTCTTGACCGCTGTGACGTACTGGGCTTGCTGTCCCATGAAGTGCCGTGTCAGCTTGTCCCTTGTCTCCGGTGCCAGTGTCCTCATAGCTTGAAGCCCTCCATGATGTCGGCATCAATGTCGGATTCCTTCTTCTCCGTCTTCTGCGTGCCGACATTGAGAATCTTCCGAGCCCTGGGCGTGGCTCCATACCGGTCGATGAACTTCAAGTACATATCCGACAGCGCCCGATACTGGGTCCAGTCAGGAGCATCAGAACCGAGGATGATCTGAATCCGCTCCCATGTCTGACAGAGTATCTCGATGATGGGCAAGTCGAGCCGAGTGATGCGCTCGGCCGGCACGAGAATCTTGAGAGTTTTCCTCCAGTGCTCTGCTCCGATTGTGCCCAGACTCTTCGGTGCTGGCGGTGCGACTTTCACAACTTCAATGTTTTTCATGACTTACCCCTTTGAAAAAATGTCGTCCGAGTATTCAAGCCTAACCCGCTGCGGTCGTGGCTGGCAGGAAAAGTTTTAACCCCTCCCCTCCCCATCGGACGAGTGGGAAGAGAGGAGACCAAGCTGGTCGAAGTATTCCGCATCAGCTTCATGGTCTTGCTTTGCCTTCTTTGTGTTGCAGCTTCGGCAGAGAGCCTGATAGTGGCTCTCGTCCAAGTCGAACTTGCCGTATAGATCCATCATGACCTTGGCCGTGATGTCCTTGTGGTCCGTGACCTCTGCAGGAGCTCCGCACATCTCACACACTGGATGATGAGCAAGGAACTGCTTGGAGAACTCTCGCCATCGATAATCGTATCCACGCTCCTGAGCTGTCGGCCTTTCATCAGGTTTCTGATGTACTGGCCTGTGCTTCTTCTCGCACTCGTCACACCAGCCTGACTTGTTGTAGGTCAGATTAGGACAGCCCCATGTCTTACAGCTTTTCTTGAGCATCGTCGTCCCTCCTTAGCACATACATCCATCGCTTGCACCTCTTGCCCTTGATAGTCACTGCCACCTCTTGGCGTGTCACGTGATAGGGAGAGTCAATGGCGATGTCGAAGGTCGTGATGCCATCGTCAGCGGTGGCACCAGTGTAGATCTTACGGAGCAGGTCTTGAGAGTATCTGATATCGTAGAAGTCCCGACACTCTTTCAAGGAATAGAATACCTCAGTGGTGCAAGCATCACATGCCAGCACCACGAGTCCACCGCTTCGCTTATCATCCATCACACACGCCCTCGATATTGCCTCAGCAGTTCCTGAACCTCTTCCACACTCCTGACGACATCATAACTCACATGAGCCTCTCGACAGCGTGTCTCGAACTTCACCTGAGCCTCGGACTGCTTGCCCTTCTCGTTCTTGAGTTCCAGGTATCCGATACGGATGCCTATCGGAGTCGGCCACCACACCACGAGGTCGGCACACCCCGGCCTCATTCCCATGCTGATGAGTTGCATCTGCATGACGGCGCTCCGGCCACCGGCCTCATTAGGTACCGAGTGGCAGAAGACCTTCTCCGTCTGCAGGTAACGGACAACATCCGCCTGGATGCGAGCCTCGAGGCTCAACCGTGGTGGTGTCTTGGTGGAAGACCTTGGCAATTGCGGGGTGTAGTTCTTCATTCCAGTGCGTCCTCCACGTCATCGATAAGCTCCTGAATCTCGTCAGTGATATCGTCAATATCGTCTATCAGCTCGCAGTTGGTTCTTGCGTCATCAATCTCCTGCACGATGTGCCGTAGCTGTTGTGTTATGTACCTGTAGTTCATCTGTTATCCTCCTGTGGACATCTGCCAAGCTCGTAGAGCCTGCATATCGGTCTTCCGTTACCAGTGAACGGTACGAAAGACTTGCATTTCTTACACTTCGTCTCATCTTTGACTTGGAAGTCTAAGGTCCTAAGCTTGCCATTAACCATGTACTTGTGTTTCATTGTCCTGCCTCCATCATGATAGCGTTGATAGCGTTTATAAGGTTTATAGCGTTAATTACTTCCATCCTCTTCCTCCTGTTGCGCATCTATAATGCGTGAGAAGTATTCATTGACTGTCATTCGCTTATCTCCTCCAGCTCTTCCGCTCTGTAGTACTTCGGCCAATCGAACTTGTATGGAGTTGGCCGGACTTCATACAGTCTTCCGTCAGGATTGATGTACAGGATGTAACCTGTCTCCTTTGTCGCCTTAATCTTTACATGTGTTCCGACTTTCATTCCTTCATCTCCCTCTCCAGCTTGGCCAATGCTTCGCTGTAATGAATCGTTGTCAGTACCACTCGGCCGTTCTCCAGAACGGAATACCACAGCGCTCCTTCATAGTTCTTCACGACTAAACTCACTTGTTCATACTTCATGCCTGTATCCTCCCTAGCTGGCGTGCCAGCTTGTAATTGATTTCGTCATCAATCTCGCTGTCCATGATGGCGTATATGCTCTTGAGTTGTTCCATCATAATCAGCACGTCGGCCATCTCGCTGATCAGGTTCTGCACCGATGCAGAGTCTCCGCTCTGGCGCTTGGCCTTGCTAATCGCCCGGATGAGTTCTCCGGCTTCCTCACATGCAATCAAGCTCTGTCCAGTCACCCCGTAGTGAGTCAGAATCTTGTCGCAGTCCTTCCTGTTCTGTTCAGTCATACATCTCCTCCTTTACAAACAGCCAAAGCGCTTTGTAGAGCTTTATCTGTCTTGCCATAAGCATCCTAGTATCAGGACAAACAGAGAATCTTTTCTCCGCTGTGTTCCAGCCAAGAGAATAGTTAGCCTTGTGTAGTTCTCCGTCGTAAGCCAACTTGATGCTGATCCAATCTGTGCCCGGATTTTTCTTGGTAAAAAATCTCCATTTTTCTCCAAGATTTTCCTGCTGGATCCATCCCTCAGAACAAGGAATATTGCCCACTCGTTTTCCCATGATTTACCTCCCTAAAAAATCGACCGCATTAGCTGGTACGCAGCAGTACCCCTCTTTCAGAGGGAGGGGTACTTGCGTACCTAATTCGCTATGCTTTGCCTTTTGTACGCAATAGTACCTGCGTACCTTTGCGTACCTGCGTACCTTATCCATTTATGCCTCCCTAAAAAGCTTGCCGTTGACGTCCAATCTGGCTATGTCCGCAAGCTGTCCGACCACCATCCAACCGCCAGGAACTGACAGCAGATCTCCGTATGAAATAAGCCTTGATACGAGCTTCCGCTCCTGCCCTTCGAGCAGGTCATGCTGAGCCGCTTTCTTGTCTCTTCCCTGCTTGACGAGGAAGTCTATCCACCTGTCACGGAGTACCTGTACCCCGCCTGACGAGCTCAAGGCTCCTATCGTTGCCACGGCATCCAGGAGCATGTCCTCGTCGGCCTTCTGCCTCTTGGATATCCGGGGTGCTGGCTTGTCGTCGGTTGGATACATGACAGCCGATGATTCGGTCTCTCCGTCCTCATCTATCCAGCCAGTAAGCTGTACGTCCTTGAGGTGAAAGTTCACCGGAGTCTCTTCTTTGCCGTCCTTGTTCTTGGTCATGGTGGCGGTGTGCAGGTCTCCGCTCTTACTGACCTGAATCTGTACGTCCAAGGCACCAAGAAAGGCGCTGGAGCCTCGTGCCCTGTTCTTGGCCGCATCGGATACTCCGACATGGTGGACGATGCAGACAACAGCGTTGTACTCGCTCTCAAGCCTGTCGCACATTGCGATGAAAGCAGATGCGTCTCGTGTGTCGTTCTCGTCTCCGGCCATGAAGCGATTAAGCGTGTCGATGACTATCAGATCAGGCTTGAGCGAGCTCTCTGCGATGGCCTGTCGCACCTTTGCAAATCCGTCGGATGTATCAAGCAGGCTTGCGCCCTGGCTGATGTACATCCGGTCTCCCAGTGATGCCAGCCCCTTATCCTGTGCCCATGCTGCCACACGCTCCCTGATGCCCTGCTGGCCTTCTCCGCAGAGATAGACCACGTTGCCCTGTGTGACCTTGTGGCCACACCAGAGGCTCTGGCCGGTGGCGATGTGAAGCATCATGTCCAGAATGAAGAAAGTCTTGCCATGACCGGATTGGCCGAAGACCATCATCAGCGTGGAACCGGCAGGCATCCAGCCCTTTATAAGCCAGTGCTTCGGCTGAATCTGCTTGAGATAGCTGTCAACTGGCTCGAGGTAGCTCTTCTGCGGAATGAGCAGTGCTTTCAAATTGGCTCCAGAGGTGGCGTAATCGTTCGCATCCATGCCGAGCATCGGAATTAGTACAACTTCACACCCCGTGGCTTCCTTGGCCTTGTAGGCCTCAATTTCTCCGGCATGGCTCTCGTCATTGTCTGCGACGATGGTCAGAGCCTTGATCTGAGGATTGAGCGTCCTGTAGCTCTGGATAGCCGATGTGAGATTGCCTGCTGAGAAGGCTATCAGGCAAGGTCTGCCAGTGGCCTCATAAATGGAGACAGCTGTGGCAAAACCCTCTGCCACGAATTCAGGCGCTTGGCCATCACCGGAGCCAGCAATGAACCATCCACCCTTGACAGCTCCGCCTGGAAGGAATTTCTTCCGGCCATCAGCGCTTATCATCTCAACGGAGCTTATCTGCCCCTTGTCGTTGATAATCGGAACCACGAGATTGCCGAGGCTGTCTACCTTGGTACCACATGGAGATGTGATGGCCTTCTTGGTCAGGTACGGGTGCCCCATGCACAGCTGGCTTGACGCCCATATCTTCTGCGCCCTGGTGGCTGCATCCTCTGCTCGTCTCTGCCTGTCTGCCTCGGCCTGTGCCTTGGCTTCTTCCAGCTTCATCTGGAGCTCGTCTCGCTCCATCTGAGAGAGGCTGGTCGTCTGTCCTGACCACGAATACTTGACACCAGTGCGCCAGTCTCCGAAGGCACCAGCGACAACAGGAGAGGTGAAGCCGACGTACCAGAGCGCATCGTCATCCTTGCGACCAGTCTCGCCATAGCGATGGATGAGGCCGTCAAGGATTATCTCTGCCGGAACGGAGAAGCCCTTCTCCTGCATGGCTGTGCGCATCTGTGACTCTGGACTCTGAGCGACATACTCAGAGACTCTGACTGTAGGGATTTTCAAAACGGTACCCCCTCGTCATCTTCCCAGTTCGGGCACACGTCTACTTTGCGTGCAAACTCTTCCGGTACGATGGCACCGTACTTGGCGCAAGCTGGGTTATTGAAAAAACCGCACAGAAAACAGCATCGGGGTATTCCTGGGCTCTTGTTCCATATCTGCACATATTCAGGTTCTTGGTATTTCATGTATTTTCCTCCATTTCTGATCTAAAACGTTGTAGAACTTCCCTTGTCTCTTGTAGGTGATTGTCTCTGGAGGAGTAGAGCGTGTTAGCGTGTTGCATACTTCCTCCGGGGTGTTACAGACACCGATATCGGCTCCTGCGTGTCTAGCTGTCTCATACAGCGCATGGAGTGCCTTGCTCCCTGCATAGCCTTCGTGCCACAGGCAATAGAACTTGGCCATCACAGGCGCTGCCAAGTTGACCGGATAGAACCGGCATACCAGCATCGGCACCCCGGAGCGACTCGTGGCTTGATTCCACTGCCACTCCTCGACCTCAAGCTCCTGTGGCTCCATGCCCATGATGTCGTCATCGTGGAGCGACCACTTCATGACTTCCTTTGGGAAGACATATCCGCACTCAGGACAGGTCATGGCCGAGGCGGCAATAATCTCATCACACTGCGGGCAGATCTTGCTGGGTGCCACGCCTGTGCGCCTGTTGCCCTTGCTCTTGGGCGGTACCACATCGGTGATGGGTCCGTGCATGCTGACATTGCCAGCGAAGTCCAGCACGAGGCAGTCTGCCTTACCCTCGCATGGTCTGAGGCCTCGTCCGGCCATTTGCATATAAAGCCCTGGGCTCATGGTAGGGCGCATCATGACTATCAAGTCGATGCCAGGGAAGTCGAAGCCAGTGGTCAGTACATTGGCATTGGTGAGCGCTCTGATCTTTCCATTCTTGAAGTCCTCCAGGAGCGTCTCCCGTTCCTTCTTCGGAGTCTCTCCGGTAACACAGGCACAGCTGACGCCGTTCTCACAGAGGATGTCTCTGACGTGCTGAGCGTGTTCTACGCCACAGCAGAATATCAGCCAGTGCTTTCTATCCGATGCTTTCTCAAGCGTCTCACTGATGACCTGCTCGCTTGTCAGCTGGTCGTCTACCTTGACCATCAGCTCGTGCTCCACATACTCTCCACCCCGGATGGCCACGCCATCGGTGTCTATCTTCTTGACTGTGGACTTGCTCTTGAGCATGGCAAGATAGCCTTGCCTCTGCAGATCCAAGATGCTGGCTGGGTTGATGAGCGGTGCCTGGAAGAGCGCATCGCCGTCTGTGATGTATCCGTGGCCAAGGCGGTACGGGGTGGCTGTCAGACCGATGACTCTCAGGTTCGGATTAACCTCTTTCTGCCGGTCGATGAAACTCCTGTATGAGCCTTGATCCTTGTGATTGATGAGGTGAGCCTCGTCAACAACAATTAAATCTATTATTCCTAGTTCGGATTGTTGTCTGCGAAAGATTGACAGGATAGATGCTACTGTTACCTGTCGGCCGAACTCCTTGCGCCCAGTGGCAGCGCAGACGACGCCCATCGGTGCATCCGGCCATAGCGCCTTAATCTTGGCGGCGTCTTGCTCCACCAGTTCCTTCTGCGAGCATATGATTGCTATCCTCGTTTTTGGCCAAAGTGCGATTGACCTTTGGCAAAAAGCGGCGATAACGATGGACTTCCCCGCACCTGTAGGGAGCATGATGCAGGGATTCCCATCGTGGTCTGCCCACCATCCATTGAGTTGAGTCAAAGCTGTCTCTTGATAGTTGCGTAACTGCATCATTGCTTCTGCTCCCGATATAAGGCGATAAGGTCAGCGCTCTGGAATCCACCACAGCCGTTGGCGTACTTCTTGGCGCCAATCTGATAGACGGCCATCGTGCTGGTGGTCAGAGATCTGTCGATGCTCCAAGGCACAAGGTCGGGATGCAGGACGTGGTTGGCACATCCGACATACTGAGCCTCTGGTGGAATCACGCTGTTGCTGTAGAAGGCACATGTACACGTCTCATCTTCGTGCGCTGTGAAGTGTGCACAGGTTCTGCAGTTGACTTCATGTGTGCATCTTGTTCCGTGGCAGAGGTCCCACCCCGGACAGCACTTGCACTGGTACCACTCAGGCTTGAGGCTGATGGGCGCAGGGATATGGTCTTCCAGAGCGATGCTCTGGCCTCGACGCACAAGCGCTCTGGAGGCCTCAGAATCGAAGCGGACACGCTCGGTGTAAATTCTATCGTCGTCCTTGCAGACGGCCGTGTAGAGCGCCCTTGAGAGGCCTTTGCCGAGCATGTAGCACTGCATCTGTGCCCAGTGCATCGGCTTGGCTTCCTTGACTCCGAGCCGTTCAAGCTCGTCGAAGCTTTTCTTGTTGTGTGTCTTGTTCTCCCACACATGGGGAGTCTTAGGAGCTTCCGGCACGCCGGAGTCGATGATACCGTCAAGGTGTCCCTTGACCCATCCTCCGAGGCTGACCTCAGCTTGGTCATCTTCCGTGTTGTGGATTACGATGCCGATGCCACGGAGCTCAGCGACCATCAAGGCCTCTTCTCTTTGACCTCTTGCGAAGAGCCGGAGCATCCGCCCAGGGAACGATTCAATGACAGCCCAGCGGAACTGGAACCACAGCCACCGGTCACAGACGTGACCGATGGAGCTGATTCCCATGTAAGGCCGTGGGTGCTTGACTTCCAGTGCCTCGTGGCGCTGGTCAATCAATGCTGTAATACTAGGAACGTGGCTTTCAGGGATAGTCATCACTGCTGTCCTTGCTTGAGCCACGGAGCTGACGCCTGCGGTGCAGGTGCGCTTGGTGCTGGTGCGACTCCGGCAGGAACTACAGGACCATTCTTGCTGGCAGGAGCGTAGGAGATGACCTTGTTCTTGTCCTCGTACTGCCCTGTCTTGTCCTTCTCAATGCCGACCTTGCCCATAATGGGCTTGTACAGCAGGAGATCAGTGTCTCCGCACTCTGACATGCCCATTGCTGAGATGAGACTGGCAAGCTGTCCTCTGCCGATTCTCTCGGCCTCTGCGTTGACGTTGCGGATGTTAAGACGGTCAACGATGGTCTTGCCATCATACTGGCCTTCCATGATCTTCCAAGTCAGCTTGATATACTGGCCGGAACCGGTGCTTGTCTGGCAAACTTCTGCCTCGGTTACTTGCATCTTGAAGATTCCATTTGGAATCAATTCTCTTGTCCTTGCTTCTGTCGAATTAACAGGTTCGAATTTCATAGCTTTCTCCTCCTAAAGAGATTTCTTGTATTCCTTAACTGCCGCATCCACTGCAGCAGAAGATATCGATGGCTTGCTTGCTGTGGCTGTGACAGCCTGAGCAAACACCTGACGCACTTCCTCCGTTGCTCCGTTCCAGGCATCGGAGATTACCTCTGCCTTGAAGCGGAACAGGTACGGCACCTGACTCTCCAGCTGGTGCTCCTTGGCGACCTTGTCCAAGAGCTCGCTGTCAACCTTGTAGCTGGTGCCATTGGTGATGCTGACTATCTCGTTGTTGTCGGCATCGGTGAAGGTGGTTTTGCCATTCCCTGTGGCCGAGACGACGGAGAGTATCCAGCTCTCCACGGTCTTCTGCTGGGCATCCAGCAAGGCCTTGTTCTTCTTGATTCTCTCAAGTTCCGCCAATGCGTCCTTGAGATCCTTCTGCAACTTCTCGTTACTCAGTAATTGCTTCATCTCTTCCTCCAATCTTGTTGATGATGTGTGACAGGTTCGGTTCTTCCCATTGGGCGAGCCGACCTGAGCGGTCCTTAGCTGTGAAGATTCCATCAGGGATGCACTGCAACATCCGGGTAATGGTGCCGTCTTCATCCTTGCCTACACGCAGAGCCAGCACTTCGTCGAAAAAGTACGGCAGACTGATGCCGACCTTCGAGCCAGGAGCGCTCGGCACGTAGTAGGTAACTCCGGTGTTGTCATCCTTGACCTTCTCGAGCTTGGCCGAAAAGTAGACGTTCTTGTTAGGGATATCTCGGAAGTACCGGATGACATCGGCCATCCGGTCGGCCAGATCTCCATAAGCCTTGCGTGGGTCTTTGTTCTCTTTCTTGGCATTGGCCAAGACGACCTCAGCAATCTCGCTGATGGAGTCCAGGCATACCGTCTGGAACTGACTCGCCTGCTCGGACAATAGCCATGTGTAAGCCTCGTACAAGTCCTCGATAGATTTAATTTCGATGTACGGAATGTCCGTACCCTGCAGTGACAGGAGACCTGCCTCTGCGCTTAGGATGATGGGAGCCGGTGCTGTGGCGCAGAGTCTCGTCTTGCCCGCACCGCTCTCTCCGTAGACCAGTATCTTCACCCCGGAGAGGGTTATGTCTGATGTTGTTCTCAATTGGATTGCCATATAAATCTCCATTGTGTATAATTGCGAAAGAGGGAGACCTCTTATCCGATGAAGCAACACTCTTTTGGACGGGGATGTTGCTTTTTTTGTTGCTGTGTGTTGGGTTTATTTCTGACTGTCTCCCTGCATATTGTTTTTGATAAACTCTTCGAGCCATTCCTGCTTGAAGAGAATTCTTGTACCGATTCGGCAGCAGGTGATCTTGCCTTCTGCGACCAGTCGGAACACGCTGGACTTGCCAATGCCAAGATACTTGGCCGCCTCATTAACGCTTATCATCCGTCACCTCCACTTTATGAAGACTGAGCTCCATCGAGATCAGGTTGCCAGTCTGTGACAGCCGACCGCTTATGATGCGGATGCCTGCCTCTGTGACCTTGTCCAGAGCATCCTTGAAGATGCTTTTCATAAGTTCAAAATCCTTATCAATCATTGATACCTCCTATCAGAGTTTAGAAAATCTAAACTTTTTGAGTAAAAAAATATGTCTCAAAATCTGTCATAGCTATGCCAAGTAACTGACATGCAGACACAGCTTCTGTGACATCCCATTGCCGCTTTCCATTCAATTTCTGCGAGAGTGTTGTACTGTTTAAACTCATTGCATCTGCAAAGGCTCTTTCAGTCTTATACACTTCTCGGATTTTGCCTCGAAGCTTTGAATAATCCATAGTCCATTTCTCCTTGTTAGATTTTAGTTTTTCTAAACTGTAAGACATAAAATGGAGGATGTCAATAAAATTATTTACAATTTCAAAACTTTTATTGCGTTTTCTAAACAAACTTGGCATAATGTGAATTATGACAGCACTATTCATAAAGAGATTAAAACAGGCAATGGAAGAAAAACATGTAACACAAACAGACGTTTGCGTTGCGCTTGGTATCAATAGAGGTGCCATGTCATCATACTTATCCGGAAGATATATGCCAAAGAACGAAACCGTTGCTAGAATGGCCAAGTATCTTGAGGTGTCTCCTGGATGGCTGTGGGGTGTGATTGATACAAAAGAATCAATCACGAACTTTGCTGTATCTCTTCACGAGCGACTTCTCGTTGAAGCATATCGGAACAAGCCGGAGATGCAGAAAGCTATCGATATTCTTTTAGGCATCAACGCTTAGTTCTTGGAGGCAAAGAATGGCATCAACATTGCTTGCCAGCAAAAATGCAACATTTGCAAACAGGTTGAAGCAAGCGCTGGATACCAGAAACATGAAAGCCGCTGATTTGGTTAACAGAACCGGAATAGCCAAGTCATCAATCTCGGGGTACTTGAGCGGTAAATGTCGAGCAAAACAAAGGGCTTTGACGGAGCTGGCAAAAGCCCTTAATGTCTCCGAGATGTGGCTCGATGGATACCCCTGTAGTATGGAAAGAGGGAATGATTCGGAAAGGATCCTTTCCAACGAAGAGCAAGCCATACTTGTCGCATATCGGATGCAAAGCCCTGAATTTAAGAAAGCAGTAAGACTGCTCTTAGGCATCAAAGAGGAGATACTATAATGACAACAGACCAATTTTTTACCGTATTTGTTGTCGGGTGTATTGCAGCTATTCTCGCCATCTGGGCGCTTATTATCAAAGCAAAGAAGACAGGGAATGTCATGATGGGAATCTTCCTCGGAATCTTGATTTCCATTGTTTTCCTTTTCGTGTACGGAGTATTCAGGGCTTGTGCAGACCTCAACAATGGAATGAGCCTGTATGACTTAGCCAACAAGCTCGACAGTAGCATAGACCCCATTACAGGGTTAGGTTACAAGCTGTTCATGCGTAACAACGATGACGTACAACGAGCAATCTCCAGCTTCTCGTCCAACTTCTAGCCAATAAATCTCCCATGCGCATCTCTCGCCTGCACATACTCGTAGGGCTCCATCAGACCAGAAGGCAGAACCTTGTCTGATACAGTGGCCACAGCCTCGGCATCGTGAGCGTTGATGTGCGTGTAGTGCTCCATCATCTGATCAGTCGTGTGGCCGGTCACAGCCTTGACCACAACATCCGGCACCCCGGAGACCCTGAGTCTGCTGTTGAGGTAATGCCTCCAGGAGTGAAAGCAGATATTCCTCTGCTTCTGCTCTTCCAAGCTGATGCCTATTCTCTTGAGAGCGAAGCGCAAGTTCCTCAGGATGCACGAGCGTCGCATAGGATGCGTCTCTCCGTCTAAAACGAAGATGTACCCATCCGAGCGCATGGCGACGTCCTGAAGGGCTCTGTGTAGCTCTGCGGGCAAAGGTATGCACCGGATGATACCTGTCTTCGTGCACTTGAGGCCGTACTTCTCGTCATAGCTGTGCCTGACGATGATGGTGCCGTCCTGTTGGATGTCCTCCACACGCAATCCCTGCACCTCTCCCATGCGCATCCCACTGCAGGCGGCCAAGACATTGGCCAAGTATGCCAGCGGAGTTGACCATGCTTCCTTGGTACTGAAGAGCTTCCGCACTTCCTCGTCTGTGAGGATGCCTCTGACTGCTGATTCCTTGCGCATCCAGCGAACCTTGAGGCAGGGGTTCTCTGCGAGGATGCCACGCCTCCACCAGTAATCCATCATCGTGCGGAGTATGGTCAGGTAGCCGTTGACGCTCTTGCCAGAGAGCTCGTCCTGTTCGTGCATCGAGTACTTCCAGTCGTCTATCATCGGCGGGGTGATGCTTCTGATGTGCATCTTGCCGAAGACCGGAAGAAGCCTGGACTCCAGCACGTGCCGAGCTGTCCTCAGATAGCCCTTGCTGATTATCCGGCCATTGCGCTTGCTCTCCAGCTGATACGGGCACTTGCCGTCTAGCCACCAGTTCTTGGCCAATCTCTCGAAAGTATCCCCGATGTCCGCCTCTGGAAGAGCCGACAGTTCTGCAATCTTCCGAGTGCAGAAAAGGACCGCTTCTGCCTTGGTCTTGCACTTGGTGGACATCCTCAGACGCCCGCAGTACACACTTGTGAAACAAGCATAATAGATTTTATTTCTCTTGTAGATAAAGAATTGTTGTGCCATCTCATCTCCGTTTTCTTGGAGTTTAGTACACACTTTTTTGTGCCTACTCCATCGTCCGATGAGGCATGTTCAGAGATAAACCTTTACACAGCAACAAATAATTTATATCGGGCAGGGCGGATTCGAACCGCCGACCCCTTGGTCCCGAAGGGCTTTTCTATTTGCTGTATGCAAATAAACGAATCTCCATACGCCTCATGTGTTTTTTATATCCCATATTTCCCATAAATACAAGGGGTTTGGTACACACTTGTGCACTCAGATTTTGACATAAAAAAGGCCACCACCCGAAGGTGATGGCCAAGCCAAAAACACAGGTCGTTGGATAAGGAGGTAAACCTACGACCGACTATCTCAATAATAAGAGCACTACAAGCAAGCTTACGCTCACCCCGGATGCAATCGTGATTGTCCAGTTAAGTGCTTTTTGACTTTTGATTTCTTTTTCGCAGTTCTGCAATGAGGTCTTCATTGCGCTGAGCGAGCTCTGTTGCGCTTGCAAGCTCTGCGCTTGCTCCGTCAGCAAGCTCTGTGCTCTGCTCAAGTCCAGCTGAGACTGACTCAAGCTCTGACTGAGCGTCAGTATTTTGTCGTTGGCTGTCTGCAAGCTGAGACTCAGCTGTCTCGAGTTGCTCTCCAGCTCGCTCAAGATCTGATCGTCCGTCATTGTTGCCGGATCTGCGACCGAGCAGAAAAGCAAGGACAGCGGAAGCAACAGAAGCAATGATAGCAATAATAGTCTGCGCACTCATTTCACCCCCTGCGAGATAACTCCCTTGACTGTGTCGTAGCCCCATGCTGCTACACCGGTATAGACTATGCCGGAGACAACAGCAGTCCATATGTCAGTCTTGCCGATGATGGCTCCGAGGATTGTGAGAATCTCGGAGAAGACGAAAAGGAATACCGGCAGGAGCTTGCTCAGCTTGAGCTTGCCTACAGTCTTGTCTCCAAGGATACTCTTGAGTGCCTTGCCGAAGATAACAATTGCCGCCACGTAGATGAGCGCAATCCCGCTGATTGTAAAATTCATGTTGTTGACTCCTTCCTGGATGTCCTGCGGGGTGTGTCCATCTTCTCGCAGACTGTATCCAGTCTCTTATGTGCAGACTTCGTGGATTGCTCCACGATCGTCATTCTCTCAATTAAGTTGTTATGCTTGTCCTGTTTCTTTTCCAGCGTCTTGAACCGCAGATCCAAGAAGCGCTCCAGCGAGCTCATGTGCTCCTGATTAAGGCTCTGCATGGCATCCATTGCAGTCTTGCTGGCAGCGGCCACTTCCGTACAGGCGACCTTGGTCTCCTCTCGGATCTGTGCCATCTGCTTGTGGATGTTTACTATCTCTGCGTCGTGCTTCTTCTGGATTGTCTGGGACACCCCCCAAGCAATGCCGATGGAGAGCACGGCTCCCATTATTGTAATCGTCAAGCTCAAGTCCATTATGACCTGCCCTTATTCAATATTCGTTCGACTTCCTTGATGAAGACAGCATGGACACGCTCTGACTGCTCTACCGTCAATTCCGGTAGAGCATCAAGGACAATGTCCGTGAGTTCTGCTGCCACTTCAAGAACAATGCTCGGATCACTCAGCGGCATACACCTTTCCTGTTATCTCCTCATACTGCTCGGCGGTAATCCAAGCCTTCGTCACAGCATTGCGTACCTGCAGAGCTGTCCATAGGTGTTTGTCAAAGTAAGCCTTGACCTTTTCAAACTTGCTCATCATTTGCCTCCTCTGGAATCTCCACGTCTGTCATCATCGCTACATAGTCCTGATTGGCCTTGAGCCTCTCGTTCTCCGCTTCGAGCGCTGCGTTCTTGTGCCGGAGCTCGTTAAGCTGTGCCTGTGTGTTTATTCTGATGTCCATCAGATACACCTCCTAAGTGTGTTTAAGTATATCGCTCGCATCTGCGAGATTTCTTTTTCTGCATTTCCACGTCTTGCATTGGCAAGCCATGAGTTGAAGCTGTTTGCCAGTACAGACAGGTGAAGCTTCTTCTCCTGTACCTTGTTTCCAAGCTTCTTGAGCTTTCTGCGTTCCTTGACGATGGAGCGCTTGCTGAGTTTCCTGATGACCTTGCCGGTCGGGGTGACGCTGAACTTCCACTTGAGGAACCTCACGCCCTGGGAGACTTTCGTGAAGGCCGTCTTGTCGTTCAGTTCCAATCCGATGGATGCAAGCTTGACCTTAATCTGAGCCAGGCACTGCTTGAGATAATCCTTGCTCTCATGGATCAAGATGAAGTCATCCATGTATCTCAGGTAATGCTCGATGTGAAGTTGTTCCTTGATATAGTGGTCTAGGTCATCCAGTACGGCCAATTCAATGAGTTGAGATACCTGACTGCCGAGGCCAATGCCCTTGTCGGTTCCGAAGCTGTCTATGATATCGCACACCCTGCGATAAGCCTCGTCATTGTCTACACGCTTGCGGATGGCCGCCTTGGCCACTTCATGAGAAGTCTCTGCAAAGTAGTGATGGATGTCGCACTTGAGAATCCAGCCATCAGTTCCGTGATGCCGGTAGAATCGATGCAGGTGGCAGTCCATTCTGTTCAGCACATCATCAACGCCCTTGCCTCTCTGACAGGCACAGTTGTCTCTGATGAAGCCCTTGGTGACAGCCCTGTATAAGTAGCTATCGCACAGGCTTCTCTGGAACTGCCTATCCCTTATCCGAGTAGCGGCAATCTCTCGCTCCTTCGGCTCGTGGATTGTGAAAATCTGATAAGGGCTGATTTCGTATGAGTTATCAAGCAGGGATTGTCTGAGACGGTGTGTCTGCTTGAGATTGTTCAGAGAATAGAAGGACACAGAATCCTTCCAGATGACATTGCGCTGGGCTTTTCTCAAGCCGTGGTATAGCGACTTGAATGAATAAAAATCCGAGTCGATAGCATCAACACCTCGAGAGGTGGATACATCTCGGATATAAGTTCCTTCCTTATCGGAAGAGAGGTCAAGGCTCCTTGCGTGAGATGCACTGATTTCGGCCTGATGGCTTACTTTAATCTGGCAGTTCTCGTAATCCGGGGCGCACCCGTTACCGTTGTTAGCATTGTTGTTGTTCAATGCACCACTAGGATTGACATTACGGACGTTGTTGCCGTTAGACGGGTTAGGCGAGCTTATAGCCTTCATCTCTATAAATCCTCTTTGATGAGCTGGCCGTATCTAGCACGGTCGCTCTTTCTCCAACCTTGAAGCAGATTCTCCACTTCAAGGATAAGACCAGTCCAGAACTCTACCACCTGAGAGTCAATGCCGAGCTCCACATAGGCGATGTCTATCAGACTAAGCATCGCCTCAAGATAGCCATAGGCCTCCACCTGCAAGGCTCGTCTGTCTATGTAATCTCTTGCGATTGATACATGGATAGAGTTAGACCTTCTCATGCAGGAGTAGGCATCTACAGCTTGCTTGACGATTGGAGATGTCAGTATCCAGCGAGTACGCTTGGGAAAATTCTTCTCATTCTTGGCGATATGTACAGTATATCGACAGAGGTCTCTCATCTTAATGAGCACCTCTAGCTTGCTTACTGACCTCTCGCTTTTTACAACAGACATCTCTTGACTCCTCTCCAGCCCCTCACGGGGCTGGATTATCAGATTAGTAGATTACGCAAGCCGGGGCGCACCCGTCACCGTTGTTAGCAACGTAGCTGAGCAAGGCACCACTCGGAGTGACAATACGGACGTTGAGGCCGTCAGACGGGTGAGGCGAGCGCAACCACCAATACCGAGCTGTTCCAGGAGAGACAATGTCGTACTTAATTTTGTTCGCTTGCGCCGCTCCGTCATACATCGAGAAGACTGTGCCCTGTGCAATGCCTTCGATTCCGTAGCCGATTTCGTCTCTTGAGGCAAGGAACATCTTGTCACTGGTGGTGTAAGTTGTTGAGCCTTGATTTCCCCCTTCTTCGAAGACGGAGTTGTACCTCGTGACCACATTGACGTTGCCAATGGCGGCCAAGAAGTCTGCATCAATTCCGTTGAGGAAGCCTGCCACTTTGTCATAGCCTGCCTTGCAGTCGAAGACAGTCTGCTTGGTGAACCATGCAGATGCTACTGCCTCGCTGTTGAGCCATTGGCGGATGTTAGATTCACCCCAGTTGTTTGAGCCATACATCTGACGTTGAGTGGAGTTGAACCTTCCAACAGTGTTGACTGTCTCGGTGTAGAGATAGCTTGCGGTTCCGAGGCTTGTGCCTGTGGATGCTTCGGTAGTTGTCAGCCCGCTCTCAATGATTTCACCGGCCGCATTATACGTTGTGAAAGTTCCGCCAGTAATCTGAGCCTTGGTATAAGTCGAACTCTGATATACTCCAATAGCCGAGTGCTTGAAGCCACCATTAACAGGGATAGGCTGTGTGATGGTGAACTCATACGTCCCATCCTGCGATGTACTGCCGTTATACGCTCCATGCAGGAGAGTAATGTTGTACGTTCCTGCCGCTAGAGCTTCCGTGCCAGTATTGCACCACAATAGCTCCGGGCTATCTACAGGTCTGCCATAGATGCAGTCATGCAGGAGCAAGGTCATTGTGTGCGCATTGGAGTCCGCTGGGTTCTTGTAGCCGTCATGGTCTACAACATCGAAGATGAGCTGGGTCGTTGCCTCAGTGATAAGCACATGGTCACCTTCGACCGGCGTGCCCGTGACTGTGATGCCGTACTCAGACAGGAGGATGGTCGTGCCATCTTCCTTGTGCCAAGCCGTGCCATCATAGGTCGCCTCGTACACCCCGCTGTGAGTACCGCCCATCTTCTCCAAGAAGGTCGCTTGTACCACGCTCGCACCTGTGATGCCTGTGCTGTCTCCCTTGGATGCCGTGATGCTTGCCGCCTTCTCTACCAGCACCTGAGTGCCAACAGGGAATATCTGCTTACCAAAGCCCTGCTGTACGAAGCGCTTTGCCGCCGCCCAAGATGGGACGCTTGAGATGCCACCAGAGACACCAAGAGCGATGATGTTGAGTGCGTTCACCATCTCCTGTCCTGTTTCATTGAAAACCAATGGTTTTGCCATAATCTACTCCTCTTCCATACATATCTCGCCATTAATCACAACGAGACCTAAGTCGCCAAT